GAAGTCTCCTTCTTCTGGTTTACCTTCTACATGCAACACAATATTGTATGCATCTGGATCATATGGTGTAACGTCAAATGTTATTGAATTAATCTTGATAACATTGTTACCTGCGCCCATCACTGGTTTAATTCTGCCACTTCCGGCAGACATGTCTTTGGTATTTAACATACTTCTAAAATTTAATTAATTAATTATTATACTTATCTATGCATTCATTCACGTATGCTAGATCATTAGGTATGAATGAATCTTCAAACATACCCATTGGAGACTTACATGTGTTCTCTCCATTGTTTTGGGTGTCAAATCCATAGTGGTAAACACCCTTATCATCTTTAACTACTTTCCCAAATAGGACAATACTAAAGAGACCCTCTAAAGTTAATGCATTATCTATCATTTTACCAACAGTTTTTGCTTTAACTCTACGGTTACCATTAATATCAGTTGAATCTTCTGAGTGAGTTAAGAAATATATAGTAAGGTCATCTCTCATATCTTTAGGCATCTTTGCAATTTGTGCAAGGTTAGCCGCTATCTGAGTGAACTTATCATAGCCTTTCTCATTTGCTCTATCAAAGTATTCAAAAGAACTCATATATTGCCAGTCATCTACAACTAGTGTTTTGACATGTGGCATATTATCATTTACATGCTTCATTGCTTTGCCTATACCAGCAGCAGATGAAACAGCTACAAGATTACCTTTTGGGTTATCTTTATTCATTGTTGTATACTTGCTTTTCCAGCCCTTAAAAGGTAAAGGCTTGTTAGCAATGTTGATTATAACAGTTGACTTTGGGTCAAGGTTTCTCATACTAGTAGATTTACCTGTCCCTGAGTCAGCAATAATTAATACAGATTGTGCCATTTAATTTATTTTATTTAAAATGTGATACATAGTTTTATTAATAGCTTGTAAAGAATCATTGATCTGTCCAAGCACATCTTTTACAGTAGGATCTTTCTTATCATCTGGATTTGGCAGATTAGCAAAGTCTTGTATAACTTTGGCTGCATTATCTGTGATATCTCTAATCACTACTAATTCACTGACCGGTATCAAATGTCTCTGATAACCTGACTTACTCTCTACAAGTTCATACTCTTGACGCCAATGCTCATTATGTTTATGTAGATATAAAGTTCTCTTAGGGTCTTCTGATTCATAATCAATACTCACGAACTCAGTGTACACGTCTTGCTCTTTCTCTAATTCACTAGGAAAGAAGCTGACATGCAGTTCATCCTTACCTGGTGGCCTATAAGCCATCTTAGGTATATATAGTGCATCAGTTAAATTGTTATCATCAAACCACACTTGGTGTGTCTCACGTAACTTTTTAACTTTAGCCTTTCTTTCTTCTGGTGACATATAACTTTTATTTTTAGTACTTATCATATTTAAACTTTATTTACGTGCCAACTGACAGCTGGGGAGAAATATAAATAGGAAACCTATCATCTTCTCGGCTGCTGTTCTGGTGTTGCCATCTCAGCAATTTCCATTTGCTCAAACTTAGCTTTGAAAAAGCTCATCCTTGCATCACCATTCCTTGCTTTTAAGAAATGCAATACAAGTGTTCTATCATCCTCTATGATATACCTATCAGGTCCATAGTATCTGATCTTTTGTTTTGCTGGTCTGTTTATACCAATTAACGTATCAGCATGTTGTAACATTGCATCTGAGCCAAATATATCTGACTCAAGTACATAGTTACCATACTTACCATCAACACTCCTGTCTGGGTTGTCAATGTTTCTATTAAGTTGTGATATAACAACAAACAAGCATGGATACTCACGTTTAGTTTGTGTAAAGAACTCACCTAACTCAAATAGCATATCTAAACTACTATTCTGATATGGAGCTCTCTTAACAAGCATAGTGTGATCCAAGGTTATTATAGTCTTTTTACCTTTGTGTTCATTCATATACATATCTACTTGATCACGCATTTGATTAACAGTCATAGGTTTACTTACTATATCTACAGGGTGCTTGACCCTACCCTTAGCATATTCATGACATTTATTTAGAATATCTGTTTTCAGTTTACTGCCAGCACTACATAATTCTTTATATGTTTTACCAGTGATAGATGAGAACTCTCTAATTGCTGAGGTTCTACCTACCATCTCAAACTGAAACTCTAATACTCTAAAGTCATCTGCTGGATTTAAAAGAAATGATTCTCTTACTATCTGATCTTTAATAAGTGTTTTACCTGAACCAGGTCTACCACCTATTACAGTTAGTGTATTCCATTCTAATCCATCAGTTGTAGCATCATTAAACTTAGGCCAAGGTGTGTATATAGACTTCTCCTCACCGGTTTGTCTACGGTACATATACTTAAGTGCTTCATTGAAGGCAGCATACTGCCCTACCCAAGCTTCTTTTGCTTTTGCCATTATACTACTTTTTCTTTAAAGTGTTCATCTTCTGTATCAATACCTTCAAGTATCATATCACAATAATCTGCTAAGGTAGAATGTTTTACCTTATGCTTATCTTGCTTACAAATAAAGTATTGACTTGTCTGCATATATAAATAATCTTTATCTCTGTATTCATTGACATACATTTGAGTAGCTTTATATACTGTAGCCCAATCATAATCATATGTTTCAAAGAACCATCTGAATGTTGAGCCTAAAGCTTTTACATTATTTCTTGCAGGTTTACCGCTTGGTAATTTCTTAGCTGGGAATATCTCTCTGTATCCTTTTATTAAGGCTACATGGTCTTTACCCAAAAGTTGTATATCTGTTTTCTTCTTGGCCTTAAGAAAATAGTTATCCAGTCTAGTCATTATAGTTCTTGCTTCTTTTGTAATAGTATAATGATCTTTATCATCATCATATTCTATCAATCCTTTCTCAAGCAGGGTTTCTATATTGTGACCATAATGTGGAGTAACTTTCATATGAACTGCAAACAGTGATAAGCACTCATTTGGAGTCATACCGGCCTTGGTAATTATCTGAAAAAATTCCCACATATGTTGGTTTTTAAGGTTATCAAATATACGAAATTGCTACCATTTTATCAAGTCTTTTCCTTGCCAAGTTAAGTATTCATTTATACGATTGAATACGTCTTGATGATCCCACGTTCCACCTTTACGATAGGCAGCACTAGCAGGGTGTGATACCTCTAGCTTTGTGCCAAATGGGAAATACGATAGCCATTCCTGAGCTTTCTTACCTAAGCCTACTACAATCATATCAGGTTTAGCATTGCTAATCTCTGTAAGAAGAGTAGACATGAATGGTTTCCACATATCATAGTGAGAGCCAACGTTATTAACTTCCACAGTCATAGCTGTATTAAGTAACAATACGCCCTGGTCAGCCCATCTTTTTAAATCAGGGTCTGCATCTGGTGTATCAAGTGCATTAAATATATAGCGTAGGCTTGCCTCTGGCTTACCTTTCTTAGAACAACTAAATGCTATACCGTCAGCAACATCAGGCTGAGGATAGGGGTCTTGCCCTATCATCACAACCTTCAGTTGACTAAGTGGACAATGGATGAATGCATTAAATACATCTGCATACTTAGGAGTAAACCTAAGTCCTCTCTGGTTCACAGATTGTAAAGCTTTTACGACATTGATGTGATCCTGAGACTCAAGCCACGGTCCAAGTATAGATGACCATTCAGTGCCATCTATCTTTTGTTTAACCTTAGTTATTATATTAGTAATATTTGGATGTTCGTCCATAATTTTATACTTTTGTTTTATGAGTAATAAAAATACTACACAAAAATTAGAAGAGGGAGTTATTAAAAATATAGAGATACACTCTAGTTACATACCCGCACTTCAATCTATTATGCTGTATTATATTGACCAAGTATATCCTAAGAAGGAAGACTTGGCTGGTATTCTTGCTAAGTTCAAAGATATTATTGAAGGCAAGAAAAAAGTAGAAGAAGTTGAAATGGAATGGTATGAATATCATACATGGATTTTTTATTCTCTACTTCAAGTGTTAGCAATGAGCGCTAAAGAGCAAAACCTGTATCAAGATACTAATGTTGTATACAATCAGGATATCCTTGGTAAGCTTACAAAAGCAATACTTGATGAAGATACTGATGCACAAAAGAGTCTTTATGCAGAGTTCTTTAATGATATACAAAAGCAGCAAGAATCATCTTAACTGCATACCGTTAAAGTCTCCCATTTCTACTAGAGCCTGAATTACTAAATTTAATTCGTCCCTATCACATTCAGCAAAGCTTTTACAATACTCTTGTCCGTCTCTGACAAAGCATAGTCCTGCTTTTCTTTTTGTTTGTAGTTTTACTTCTTCAAACGTGTAACCTATATACTGAGCTAACTCACGGATCATAGCATGCACCCTAGCCAATTGTGCGTTACTACCTTTATCCGTACTAACTCCCATAAATATATCTATTGGTGTTCCGTCAGGTATTTCTTTCAAGAATGCATTAAACCTTGTCTCTTGTGGTTTACTTGGAAAG